TGTCCCCTGTGACGAAGAGCATTGTTCTTTCCGCATAGAAATCATCCACGGCTGAGATGCTGCCTGAACCGACAATTACTGACGTTGTAGAGCCTGAATCGCAGGTAACCTCGATCATGGTTGCAGCGCCCAGCGCCAGGAATGACGCGCCATCGGTTGAACCGTTTACCTGCTTTATATTCGCGGTGATAACGCTGGCACCCAAGGCCGATTCCAAGTTATCCGCGGCGCTGGTGCTGCCGCTGATCGCCGCCATCGAGCTGATATTCGTCCATGAAATTGGATTAACCGTCGTATCTGCGGTAGACGTCTTTCCTACAAGGCTAATCATGCTCCCGGTGTTCTCAGCGGCTGTCAGCGGCACTGAATACATGCCGGGCGCATTGGTAGCGTCAACCTCGGAAACGGAGCCCGCAACAGCTCCCACGCTCCCATCTTTAACTACCTTCAAGGCTATATTAGAGGCGTCCCCGGTCACGCCGCCATCGGCGTCAGTTACGAAAAAGTGAACCGCTGTTAGTGCTACTCCCGAAACTGGCATTTTATCCAATTACTCCCATAGTTGCCGCGAAAGTTGAAGCGCCGCCGCCGCCGCTACCGTGTACCGATGATAAAGACAAATTTAAGCATAGGCGCTTTTCATCGTCATCGGTCCATGATGAACCGTCCCAAACCGAAGCATAAAAGGCCGCCCCGCCTGGCCAGCTCCTGAGACCAGCCGCGCCGCCTGGCTTCGCATAATCTATATTAAGGTTGTCGCCGGTATTCTCGAAGCCCACAAAAAAAACGCTTCCCGATGAAATTGTGGCGTCGTCAGAAAAAGTATAATTTCTTGAATAGAGCGAATACATCTGCGCGGCCTGTTGCGCGCTATCTATGGTCACGCTGGCCAATTCGACGCCCGATGCGTTCCAAATGCCCGCTTTAAAATCATCGCCGCTGCTGTTCTCTACATTTCCAGTAAAGTAGAATCCATCTATATGAAGCTCCAGGTCTTCATCTGCTGGAATTAAGACCCGCTGGGCGAATCGATGGCCAGTTGATGATACAGATTGGCCGCTTTTCCCCTTATTAAAAATACCCCCCTCATCCCACGCCTCATCTGTTTGGATGGTAAATGTCGGCCACGAATCAATATCTTTTCCCCAGCTTGAGCCATTATAAAAACTTGTGAATGGGAACATATTGTAACGCACAGTCTTTGTATAGCCCCGGAAGGATGCATCATTGCTAGCCGATATGGTGCCGCTGGAGTATTCCCATACGCCCGCGAGGAGATCACCCTGGACTACCGCCACCGGGCTTAAAAAAGTATGGTCTTCTAGATTAGCCGATGATGGTGTGAATTCTGCTGTTGTCGCCGCAACGATCCCATCAGGATTTCCGGAGCTGTCAACGCCCTGCAACGTAAATTTATAGGCTGGCGGCGACGATGCCGTATTGCAGTACGCCGTCATCCCTGTAAGGTTGCAGCTTTCCGCCACCTGAAAAATTACCGCTGCCTTTTCGGTAGCCGCATCAATGGTATAGGAAGAGATGCCGCTGTTAAATTCACCCCCTGGGAAAGTCTTTAATTGCGTTCCGATGAGCGCATTAGTATCCACCATTTCTATATTCCTCCAAGCCTCGCATCGATAAACGCTGGCATTCCCTTAACAGCTTCCTGGGCGATCAGCTCGCCGTCAACGTGCAGGTTGATTGTCTGGCCACCACCGCCGAACTCGCCCATACGGTCCAGCGGCACGATGGCTTCCGGTCCAGCCTCGCCAGCCAGTACAAGCTGAGGTTGTGAAATAATGCCGCCTTCGGCAAACTCTGCCAGGCCCAGCGCGCTGGCTGTCATAATCGCCGCCTGACCAGCCGCCATCGCTGGCGCCAACGCAATATTCAAAGGAAACGGAACAGCAGACATCACCGATGCAAAGGTCGCCGCGAAGGTTTCGCCAGCCTTAGCGCTGATGGTCGCCTTTGCTCCGTCTTTATTAACCGCTCGCTGAATCGCCCCGAATATCAAGAGCTGGGCTCCTATCGAGACCAGGCGACTGATTACCATCTTGGCCAGAGACTTCCACAGGCTCTTGAGCTGCTCACCGAACGACGCCCCGGAGACCAGCACATCTGCGAAGGCGTCACCGATACCATCGGTAAAGCTGGTTAGTGTATTCGTTCGGAAATCATCGAATAACTGGCTGGTGCCCTTGATGATCTCGGCCATCCCATTTTTCCAGGCTTGCCAGCTCGATATACTCTCTTTCGCTGTTTCGTTCGCGGCGTCGGCCTTGGCCTTGATATCGTCCAGTATCGCGGCAAAATTACCGCCCTCGCCCGTGACGGCTTTGAGCAGAATTTGCAAATTATTATACCTAACTTCAGAATCTTCAAGCGCCTGCGCCACCGCTGGCCCGGACATCGTAGCGAGCTTCATCTGAAGCTGCGATTCTTCCGCGAGCAGGGCGTTATAAAGCTCGGCTTTCCGGCTTGCGCCGCTCTTGGCTTTCTCAAGCCTGTCCTGGGCGTCCATCGATTTCTGTACAGCCTGCATCACCTTTAAAACGGTGATTGCCTGCGACGCCTCGACGGCAGTTAGCCCCTTTGTTTTAAGCTCCAGGGCTTCTTTTTTGCGGCCCAAATCTCTCAGCTCGCCGCTGTAAAGGCTGAGATTACCAACGTTGCCCTTTGTCAACTTCCCCAGCTCATCAATCCGGGCGTTTACTCGTTTAAGCTCGGTGAGGTCTTCGATGCCTTGCTTGAGCTTGCGAATGCGCTTGTCGGCTTCGGTCATCTCCAGGCCCAGGCCGCCTGTGAGCGCCTTCATCTTCGCCGCTACATAGTTATAACCAACTATCGCCAGCGCCAGCGCGCTGATGCCAGCAATTAAGGCGATTACAGGATGGGCGGCAATCATAGAAAACATCGACGCCAGCCCGGCCACCGCGCCGGTGAGATAGCTGATCATTATTATCAGCGGCCCCATTGCCGCCGCCAGCCCGATGACGGTGATGATGGTAGCTTTCATGGCTGGGGTTGCAGCTGCGAAAGCTTTAATCCAGCCCTCTATAATAGGCAGGAATCTATCTCTGATTACCTCCAGAAGCGCTATAACAGCCGGAATCAGCGCCTCGCCCAGCTTCCTGGTCATTTCCATGAAACGATTTTTTAAGACCGTCAGGCGGGCTCCTGTGGTCTTGTAGCGCTTTTCGGCCAGCTTCTGCAAGGCGGTCTCATCGTCCCACGCATCGCTTGAGCGGCTCAGAGTCTTGGTGAGCTGGTCGCCAGCCCCGGCCAGCGTTAACAGCATCCGCCTGGTACGGTCAGCGCTGAAACCAAGATCCTCTACAGCCTTAAAGGCTTCTTCTTTTTCAAGCTTCCTCAGACCTTTAATGAGGGTATTTACCGCGCCAGCGGCGTCTTTCTCGAACTTCTGCCGGAACTTTTCAGCGCTCATACCGGCAATAGAGGCCATCGTGTTGAGCTTATCGCCGCCTTCGCCAGCGGCCTCCGCGATACCTATTAGCACCTTGCTCATCGCCGTACCGCCCATCTCGGCGGCAATGCCTACCGACGTCATGGCGGCTGACAAGCCCAGAATATCGGCCTCAGACATTCCTATCAGCTTGCCTGTGGCGGCGATTCTCAGGCCCATCTCCATAATCTCGCTTTCCGTCGTAGCGAATTCGGAGCCCAGGATAGTTAAGCTGGTTGCCAGCGCCCTGGTATCGGCGTTTTTGGTGATCGCGTTAAACCTGGCAAGAGCTGTCGCGGCCTCTTCAGCGGCCATCGTGCTGGTCTCGGCAAGATTTACGATGGTCTCGGTAAACTTTTCAATATCTCCGCGCTTTATGCCCAGGCGTCCGGCTTCCTCGGCAATACTGGCCAGGCCGCCAGCCGTCACCGGCAGGCGTAGGCTCATATCTCTTAAGCCCTTGGCGAGATCGGCCAGCTCCGCATCGGTTCCCTTGACGGTCTTTTGGACCTTGGCAAAGCTGGTTTCCCAGTCTATAGCAGTCTTGGTCGCCAGAAGCCCTACACCGGCCAGCGGGGCGCTGATCGCGGCTGTGAGGTCACGCCCCGCCATCTTGAGCTGCCCGCTCAGACGTCCGAAGCGCCTTCTGACCCCCTTCATCGATTTTTCGAACTTGGAGAGGTCCAGGCCCAGCGTGATATTCATCGAGCCAAGATTAACGGCCATTTAGCTCTCTCTCTTTGATGCGTTCGCTTGATTCACGCATGATCTGCCTGATTTTTTCGCTGCCGGTAACAGAAGCCTGGCGGCGTCCCTTACGCCCGGAGAGCTCATCGAATAGCTTTGCAGGATTCGGCCGCTTTTTGAACTGGCCCAGCGCGGTGATGAGGGTAGCAAGTGACCAGGCTCGGGCGTCGTGTGCTGCTTTTTCGTTCTCATTAAACGCCTCACTCATTAGCTGGAAGTTTCTCGGCGTCATCGCCCAGAATTCTGCCGGTTTCAGGCCCATACGGAACGCCATCAAGAGAAGATCATCCCAGCCCTGTATTAGCTGGCCTTCTTGGCCTTGGCCTTTTTTTTTGCCACCATGTTATGCGCTTCCATAGCCACCAAAACCCGCTCCATCACGTATTGAGCTTTGCCGGCCAGGGTGCCATCTTCGGCGGCGTCCTCTGGTACGCTGTCAATAAGGTTGCCAGCCTCCTCCGGGGTCAGGCTTTCCTGCTCCCAGAGGAGTCCGGCCCATAACAAGCTACGAATAGTATCAAACCTGAGATTATTCCCATCGCCCAGGGCGTCCATGATGCTCTTGTCCATCCGCTCTTCAAAAGAACAAAAAGCATTCCAGCCAAAATATAACCGCCGTTTCCGGTCAAGCTGGATCTCTACGCCGCCGGGCATTGGGTTGCTCATGTTACGCCCTGGTCAGGGTTAGAGCGCCGCGTCCTGTGAAGCTGATCGAATACGATACAAGGTCAGCTTCCGGCGCGTCCAGCTCGATTGAATCCATACAGGTGCTGCCGGTGTAGACGTCACCGGCTGCATCTACCATCTTGATATAAACGGGATAATCTGTAACGCCGCCAGAGAGCTGGTTAGTATCAATCAGATACTGTAGCGCGGCGTCATCGTTCTCATAAACGCCATCAACCGTTGCACTCCAGCCGCGCCGGGTTGATACAGAATCTTCCCACCCTGAGTTGTCCTTATTTGTGGAATCCACGTCTGTCTTTGCAAAATTCAGATTCCCGCCGCGCTGCTGGGGTAATTTGGCCCAGGTCGGCCCAGATGGATCGTCTGCCGTGTCTACATAAAATAGCCAGGAAAGTCCTGTTTCTACTGCCATTGCTCTTTACTCCTTATTATGAATCATCGCTGAGTATCCAGCGAAACCGTAAAACTCCATGCCTGATGAGCTTTCCATCTGCATGGTATTCCTTAAAAATTTCTGCTAATTCGAGACGTCCCAGCGCCTGGCTGAAGTCTTCATCCAGCGTCAGCGCGGAGTTCGTCAGGCTCTCGATGGCCATCTCCAGCATGTCGTTGCATTGTTTATTGCCTGCTGTATCGCTGAAGGCGTGTAAGGTCGTCGTGCATTCGCTGATCGTCTCCAGGTCGAGCGCCACGCTGCAGGAACCGATCTCAGCGTATGGCGTCGCTGTGTTCTCCGGCACCTCATCGTAAACATCAAACGTGAAGCTTCCATCGGTCAGGCGGCTGTAGATACCTTTTTGCAGGCTGTTGAGGGGTAATCTTTCGCCCATTTATGCCCCCACCGCTACGCTTTTAACGCCCCGGTTCCAGATGGCGCGACGCAGCGCCCTGGTGAAGCTTGCCCGCTCGCCTTCATACGCCGGGAAAAGAAACGGCCTGCTTTTGATTCCTCCACGCTCACCGATAGAACGCGCCACCGGGAAGGCTGGCAGGTTGTGACGTTCTGACCATTCGGCCAGCATCCTGGTGGACGATGGCCGATACGGCCCAGCGCTGCCGCCGCGAGATACGCCTGGCGGCGTCCGGTAGAAAGCGCCAGAACCGAACTCTACAAGATGGGCGTACCCGGTGCCGCTCTTCCCGCCGGCCCGGCTGGTTTTCGTATAAACAACGCCGGTCAGGCCGTCGTTAAATTTCTTGCGAGAGATAGAACGCGCCAGCGCCCCGGTGTCCCTGGGCGCTCGGCTCTTGGCGGCTGTCTGGATTGCCTTCGAGCTCTTGTCTATCTCGGTCTCTACGTTCTCTCGGATCTTCAGCGACATCATGGCCAAGCGTCTAAACAAGACGCCCTTGCTGGTTTCATCAAGCTTGAGATCAAAATTCACGTCTTGATCTCCTTCGCGGTAATAACAAGCTGCCGGTCTCGCTCATTCGGGTTGATGATGCCGGTGATCTGGTAGAACTTCCCATCAAACTTGATGCGGTCAGTCTCCGCGATATCAGTCCTGTACCGGATAACAAATTCATGCGTTCCCGTATGGTTGAGCTGCTCATTGTAAAAGCGCTCTTCAGCTCTCAGCGGCTTCATGCTGGCATACGCAAAAGCCCGGCTGGACCAGGAGCGCGTCGCGCCCCCCTGGCCATCTGCCGCCAGGCTCTCTTGCTGGAAGTTTATCCGATGCCGTAGCCTGCCCGCTAGCATTACACCTCCGCCATCTTGTAAGGCCATAGAAGGCGCTCCAGGCCGTACTGGAGAGAGCGCGAGAGATGCCCTAACGTCACCGCCTCGCGGTGTTCGTACAAATGGCCCACCAGGAGCTTGATCGCCGCCTTGACGGTCTCAGGCACCGCTGACGCCGCCCCATAGCCCGCTACAAAACGCACCGTTACGCAATTCGTTACAGCTCTACGATCATCCGGCCAGCTCTGATCGTAGGCTAACCGAATGCGCCCAGGCGCCTGGTCTGTATCAACATCGTAGATACTCGATGAAACCGTCTGTTCCGCGCCATCGGTGTCGATGTATTTAATGCTGGTCACGCTGACCAGGTCAGGCTTAGGCACCAGGAGCTCTCCGAATTTATCAATACGCCAATCATAGGTTGCGCTGACGAATTGCCTATTACAGAACCCCTCACACCAGGCGCGAGCTGCCGCGCCGATGGCGGTGATGTAGGTATCATCATCCGACGTATCAACGCGGAGATGGGTTTTCAGCTCGGCCAGCGTAATCGGTTCCTCTGTGGGCGGTGTTACAACGGAAAGGCCCATTGTTTACCTCTTTTCAGGCGCTGGCTGGCTGGCGTTCTCGGTCTCGGGATCTACGGCAGCGGCTTCGGTTACGCTCCCGGTAGATTTCACGCCCTGGCCGATGGAAATCAGATGTTCGCCTACCTTTTTTGAAACCTCTATGACGTCACCGACACAATGAGAGCAGGTCTCCCGGTGCCAGTTGACCAATAGTTTAATCTTCATTTCTTGGCTTTCTTCTTAGGTTTAGAAGAAGGAGAGGGGCCCCCCTTCGGGGCCCCTCCCTTTACTGCCTGCGCCTGGCCAGCGGCAATCAGACGTTTCCCCTCATCAGCGGAAACTTCCACAATATCGCCCTTTTTCTGGCTAAACGTCGGCCCAGCTCTGCTGACTAATAGGCAAATCTTCATTAGGAAGCTGCCATTTTCAGAAGCTTAACCGGGTTGGTTCCTGCGTTGAGCAGGTCGCCATCGTGACGCGAGAAGAT